GACTTGAAGCGGTTACACCCGAAGCCAGCGTTGCGCCACTTAATGTGCCTGCTGCTGCTGTAACGGTAATGTCTGCCGTTCCATTAAAGCTCACCCCGTTAATGGTGCGAGCCGTCTGCAATGCCGTTGTCGTCGCCGAGTTGCCCGTTACACTGCCAGAAATTGGAGCAGAAACCGTAAGCCCTGAAAGCGTGCCAACGCTTGTCAGGCTTGAAGCTGTTACGCCTGAAGCCAACGTTGAACCGCTTAGTGTTCCAGCTGGAGCAACAACAGCCGCAGTGGTGATAGAAGTTGTAAGTCCCTTAGCGTTAATTGTAACAACGGGAATTGCAGTTGAGCTACCCGTTGTGCCAGCCGTTGCTACGGTTGCAAGTGTTCCTGCCGCCGTTACGTTACCCGTGCCATCAAAACTTGGCGAGGTATAGGAAAGGTCGCCCGTAATAGCAATCGTTCGCCCAGTCGCAAGAGCCGTAGCCGTTGAAGAGTTGCCTGTAACATTACCCGTTACAGCTCCCGTAAGGGGACCAGAAAACGCTGTGGCAGACACCGTTCCACCGCTTGTCCAGCTGGGGCCACCCGTGCTTATTTTGGCTGGGGTAATGCCACCGTCTTTAACAATGATGGCTCCACCTGAAAGTTGAGTAGTAGTGCCGTCAACCGCGCCCGATACAAACGTAGCTGCATCCACCAAGTTATTTAGGTTGGTTGCACTAACTTGCGTGTCGGCAACAATCGTTGCTCCTTTGGATAGAATTGCCATGTTATGAGGCTTGTGTTAACGCTCTGAAGGTGGGTGATGCTGTGAGCTTTACTAAGCGCAACTTGGGTCGTCCAGCAGTCGGAGTATATCTAAGTTGCATTCCGTAAGCCCGAATGTTGCCAATTCTACCACGCAGGGATGCGTCTTCACCAACGGATAGAACTTCACCAAGAATGCCAGATACGGTGCCAAGCTCAAATTCACTATCCAAATTCTCAGACACACCTTCAATTAGTGCATCAGAGTTGTTGGTTTCACTAGATTCCGTATGAATTTCAAAGCTGTTAAACCTCTTACGTTCTGGGCTTTGGAATGTAAACTCACGGGTTAACGCTTCTGATTCAACGTGGAAGAATTTGGATGGGAGGCCGGGGAACGTGTAGATGTTATCTACGTCATCAACGCGGGACTCCACCTCATTGATGCCGCCAAATCGGTTAATGGCAAAGAGTCTATTAACGCCACCAGCACTAGAGGTAATGAAATTAGCCACATCCCAGCCTTCTTGTTCAATCAAATCAATGCTTTCCCAACCTTGATTGAGCAAGTTGTAAACCAATATGGCGTTGTTGTAGATGGATGCGTTTAACGGGACGGCAATGTAGTAGCGATTGTTGTGGTAGATGGCTACCGACTTATCGGCATACGCCTTGTTGATTTGGCGAATGATGGGGTCAATTGGATCAGACAAGGGTAGTCCTGCTCCGCGAAGATTATAGAGGTCGCCGAAGGCTGTTGCGTAAACACCGTTGTCTGAAAGGAAGAAGATTTGATTAGCAATTGTTACAACGGAACGACGGGCAACAAGCCCAGCTTCGCGTGTAATTTCTTTGAGCGTAATGTCCTTCAGGCTACCCGAAAGTCCACTAAGAAGATGAATGCTATTGCGATTGAGAACCACAGCATTGTCGTCGGTGAACGGGTGGACATACTGCAAATAGTCTGCAATGCCAGCCGTAACCTTGAACTGATTTTGGATGTGGTCATAGGTGTCTGAATCAAAAATGTCCGAGAATATCAACTCATCCCTTACGTTGCGGCTAGTAATAACCTCACTGCCAGATGTTCCCGTAGAGGTGTAGTAGTAGGGAGCAATGATACGCCGCTGGTGATAGACTCCCCACGGGGGCGCGGGCATATGAACAAATCCAAGTCCTTGTGACTGAGCCACAGAATAAATAACCTTGTGGGCTCCATGATCTGCAACTTGAGCAAAGAATGTAAAGCTATTAGCGGTGGGAACTGACGCAACAACGTAACCCACACCATTTTCCACCAGAGCAGTTGTGCCATTATCAATGACAAAAATCTGTCTGCCAACGGCAAGACCATGAGCAGTCTCGCTTACAGTAACTAAACCGTCTGTAATAGTTGTATTGTTGTTTGCATCGTAATACACCGTGTTGGCGTAGGTGCCGTTTGCCACCTTAGCAAAGGCTGGACTACTTACAAGGCTACCATTCCAAGATAGGGCTGTAAGTCCATCTCTGAAGATGAACACCTTGTTAAACGCCTGAATCATCTCAACGTCATCTGTTATGGTGATACCAGACGGATAGGCAATGTCGGTTGGAACCGCTGTTGAGCAATTAACCGCAATCGCTTTAGAATTGAGGGCAAGGATGAAATACTCGTCGTTGTCATCCGATGGGTCGGAGAACAAGCAAGAGCCGTAGGCATTGTTAATGTTGCTGCTCAGAAGAGGAGCCCCGGCAAAGTTGCTTCCACCAATCGAATAGGTTTCGCTACCCGTAGCACCCGTAATGGTGAATGTAAATGTCGTTGAACCTGTTACAGTAATCGTGCGATTGCCGTTGGGGTTAACTGTTCCCGTAAGCCCAGAAATACCCACTTGTGTGCTTGTGGTAAATCCATGAGCAACGGAGGTGGTAATTGTAACCGTCGTTGTGCTGCGAGTTGCGCTAGAAATAGTGCGATTGGTCCAGACGTAAAACGGAACAATCAACGCTTCACCGCTATTACCAAGCTGAGGACCAAAAGCATTAGACCCTTTTCGGGGTTGCCAAGCACCGTCAATGTCCATGCGTCCATTGATGGACACAGCCAGCTCGCCAGATTTTAATTGATCTGGGCGCAACCGGGCATTGATCCGTGAGAATCCAATGTCCACCTCATCATTAAACTGACTGTCTTTTTCGCCAAAAGTGTTATAACGAGCCATTGCTTTATCATACCCTACCGCTCAGGTTGTTTTCTTTTGGCGAGAATGTGATTAGCGGTAGGCGGCGGTCTTACGCGCAATGGACTTAGGCTGTTTTACAAACTGCTTACCAGCTTTCATTCCTTTACGTTTGGCCGCATTAGTGGCCGCAATTTCAGCTCGGCTCAACCCCTTGAAAGCTGCTGAGGGTAGGTAGCGTTCTCCAGTTTTCAGACTGGGCTTGCCTGAAGCCGTGCGCCATTTCTGGCTAGTCCAATTGACTAGGCTACGTTGTTGGGGTTTCATTTGGCCGTCTTGTAGCCGCCGCCCTGTTTTTTGTAGCGGACAGCCATTAGCTGTGCCTTACGAGCCGACCACTGCCCCGGCCTACCACCCTTGCTTCCAGCCTTAACAGATTCAAAGATGCGCTTCCGCAGGGTTGGCTTGGTGTAAACCCCTGCACTATTTACTGTGGACTTCACGAACAGGACTTACGTTTGCCGTAGGCTGCTTTGCCAAAACCCTCGTAATCCTTCTTCTTGTTCTCTTTCTTTTCGTGCTTAATCATCTGCTTGCGTGACTTGTAGTTTTCGTTTTTCATAAAAAGATATTAGCACGACCATGCTTTTCGGCTCCAGTAGTTGGCCGATAGTTTGTTAGATGTGCCCTTGATGCCACCAGAACGGGCGCAGTAGGAGGCTTTACGGGATGGAACGTTCTTTTTAATAGACATATTGGCATCCCCAAAGCGTATGACTTTGGACCTCCCATTAGCACAGGCGCGGACTACGGACTTCTTTCCGCCGCTAATGTCGCGTCTAGGGCTGTTACAGGGTAGCTTACGAGGGTTCATTCTTCTTGTATTCCTTGTGCCATTTCCAAATGAGGTAGGCCAATCCCACTAGACCGCCAATGATACCAATGAGGTTGTTAATCTGGCTCAGGCCCAATGAGGCTGCTGCTGGAGTGGATGCCACTAATATGTCTTTCTCGTAGGAGTTCATCGCTTACGGGTCATTCTGTCACCAAACCACCAGCCTACACAATTGAAGGCCGCGAATTGCACCTCGTCCACCATGTCAGCTTGTTCAAAATCTGGAACATTGAAAAAGATAATGGTGACAAGAATGAGAAGAAGGAGGGTGATGGCTGGACGAAAGAGGGTGAGAACATTCGCCGCCCAAGGTGCGGTGTTTACAGGCGCAATCGCCGCATTCTGGCTGGCAGTAAATGCTTCCCATTGAGCCTTATCAGCCGCAATAGACGCCATAGCTTTGGCCTTCTCTAGCTCGCGTTTGTGCTCTTGACCAGCTTTGTAGTTGTCAAAGAACCCATTGCCAATGCGAAGCAGAACACCGAGTGCGCCGCCGCCTAGTGCGTTGGTGAGAAGATCGAGCATCGTTAGGCGGCTTTAGGGTTGGTAAGACGACGGAACAGGAAGTATGGCAACCAGACCCATTTAGGAATCTTCGTCACCTTTACGTTAGTGCTTTCAATAAACGGCATCTCCGCATCCCAGAGCTTCACCCTAATAGGTGAGCCATCCGGCGAGGTGCAGCTAATTATTGACACGTTGCGCGTGGGAGCGCGGCCTTTGGTCCAATAGTTGTCATATTGCCCCAGCTCAATGGTGCCACTGATGGAGCACCCGTAGAGTGAAATCCCGTCAATAGAGCCCTTGGCGGTAATCGACCCCTGAACGATGCAATGCTGGACGACATAATCTTTGCCGCGCACGAAGTCTATGCTGTCCTCCCGGCTGGCTGGAATGGTGAGACCCGACACGCATAGGTTTTCCACGTTCGATCCCTTTACGAGATCGTCGTAGTTCTCTGGATCGAGCGGAGCCTGCCACTCAGCCGCGTTCACCGTCAGCCCGTTGTCCTGCGGCCCAACGTAGCTGCGCCAGTTCGTGTCGGAGGTTCCGGCCATGTTACTCGACCTTCGGTTCCTTGGGCTTTAACGCCTCGGCCAACAGTTCCGCGCACTTGCGTAGCAAATCGTGGTCGTCGGCCTTTAATGGGGCAAGGCGGGCGGCTGCGTAGAGGTTTTGGAGTGCTTCGTTGGTGGTCATGTTATTTGGATTCTAAAGCGGCGAGGCGGGCGCGGACGGATTTAAGTTCGGCGACAAGAATTGGAATAAGTGCCGAGTCACTGCGCTGCCACTGTTTCGTGATAGTTTCGGAGTCTTTGTCGCCAACGCTCACCGCGCCAATGTGGGCGAAGATTGGATCGGCGGCGTGTTGTTCTTGAGCAACAAACCCAACGACGTTTTTGCCGTTCTCGTCGCTGTTCTTCCAGTCAAAAACGCGAGGTTTGAGACTGTCGATTAGACGGCCCGAATCCGTGAAGTCGCGGAGGTTTTCTTTGAGGCGACCGTCCGAGGTGGTGTTGTAAGCAACTGCGTTGGTCGTGGTGACGCGAGAAATGCTACCAATTACTGAGCCGCTTCCGTTGCGCCATGCCGCGAATACCGCGCTGCTCGTGTCTGAGCTGTCGGAAATGTCGATGCCGCTTTTCACTGCAAGCGTGCTGCCTGCGCGGAACCATGCCGAGCCGGTCGCGCCGACTGCGCCCGACACGACTTGAGCGGTGGCACTCGCGTCTCCGGTCACGGCGAGGCCGGTGGAGGAGAAGTTATGCCCTAACCCGCCCGCAAAAACGTCGATTTGATTGGCTTTCGTTGCGTGCGTTGGCCCGTAGACGGTAATGCCTGACGCTCCCGTGGAATTAAAAATAGACGACGAGCCAGTTGTTGTGCCGCCGAGTATATTGGAGTTGGTTGCGCTCAGGATAAGGTTTCCCGTGGCCGACACCGCCCCAGTCACGGCGAGGCCGGTCGTGGTAAAATCTGCCACGTCCGTGGCCCCAGCGGTGACGCGGATTAGGTTCAGTGCCGCGCTTCCAGAAATGTAGGTGTCTGACGCTTGCCCACCGAAGTAATACGCAAAGCCGTTTGCGACGGAGACTGAGGAGCTAAACGTCCCAGTCGTCGCCGACAACGCCCCCGTCACGGCGATTCCAGTGGAAGAGAACCGCGCCACCTCAGTTGTTCCGGCTGAATAAAAGGCAAGGTCCGCGCTCGCCGATGGCGTCTCAATCTTGAATCGGTTGCTGGAGTTGGTTCGGAACTGCAAGCCAACCGAAGAGATGCCGGGAGACTCAAGAGTGGTTACGCCGTTGCTTGAGTTAGTCGAAAGCGTCGTAAACGCGCCCGTGCTCGGCGTCGTGGCTCCCACCGTGCCGTTATGCGCCCCGTTCGTGTTAATCGACGCCGTGCCCGTCAAGTTTGTCACCGTGCCGCTTGTCGGAGTGCCCAGCGCACCGTTGAACAGCACCGGAGCACCCGCGCTGCCAGTGTTAACCGCCAAAGCCGTTGCAATGCCGGTTCCGAGACCCGAGACGCCCGTGCTGATGGGCAGGCCCGTGCAGCTCGTCAGCGTGCCGCTCTGAGGCGTGCCAAGGATTGGCGTGACGAGGGTTGGAGACGTGGCGAACACAAGCGCGCCCGAGCCCGTTTCGTTGCTAATTACACCGGCAAGTTCTGCCGAAGTTGTAGCTGCTAAAGCCGAAAGTTTGTCTGTCGTTACCACCAAGGTCTTGGAGGCTGGAACGGTGGTGCCATTAAGCGTAGTTGTGCTAGAGGACGAAAGACTCGTAAAAGCTCCAGAAGCGGGGTTTGCTGCCCCAATAGCCGTGTTTGTAAGGCCAACAGCGGAATAGTCGGTGCTTACACCAACCACCGCGCCTGTGCGCCCGAACACGCTAGAAACAGCGTCCGTCAAATCCACCTTTTCCCAAGCCGTGCCGTTGCTGATAATCCAGTCGCCCACTGCAAACGTAATGCCAAACTGAGTCCCGGCTACGCTAACAACGTAATAATCACCCTTAGTGGAAGCCGCAGGCGGGTTGTTTAGGGTGGGATTGTTTGTCGAAGCATTCCACGTCCCGTCATAATTGACCGTGCCGCTAACAATCAGCGGGGGGGAATAGTTGATAATTTGGTCAAAAATGCCGGACATGGTTAAATGTAGTTGAGTTCGCTAATCGTAAACACACCCGTTCCGCTAACCGCAATGACTTTGGCGTTTTTTGCCCAGCCCGCGCTCCAAATGCCGCTGTTACCATCCTTGAAAATGTGGCCAGCAGAAACCGTTGGAGTAGAGCCATCAATCGTAAGTCGCACATCTGCGCCTTCTAGCGTCCAATAGACATGGCTCGTATTAACATTAAGGGCTGCAACAATAAAGTTGGTAGCTGTTCCACCAGCCGAAAGCGTTCGCATGGATGTTCCGCTAACCGGAAGCACCTGCATTGGACCATTAACTATGCGTGAGTTTGACATGGTTAGACAGTAAATGGGGTTGCGTGAACCGAAGCATCCGTAGAAGCGGCGCGAATAAACTTAGCCGCAAGAGCCGTGCTCTTATTCCAGAAAAACGGAGGCGTCAGTTTCTTAAACAAATGACCATTCGTAGCGGTAGGTGTGCTACCGTCAAAAGTCACCATAACATCATCACCCTGAATATCAATTAGGATGTATTTTGTCTTGGACGAAGACCAGACATTCGTAAGAGCAACTGCCGCTGTGCTTACAGCAAGGCGTTCGTCGGCCTCCCCAGTTGGAGACGGATAGAGATTAACAACAAGGGAGTTATTCATTAGCGTGATTGTGTTGAAACGTAGGTAGAAATGCGGCGAAACAAGAAGTTGTTATTGCGCTGATTCTGGGCCTTGCTCAACTCTAGCATAAGGTAGCTCATGGCAATTTGTTCTTCGGCAATAGCCTTGTCAACCTGACCGTCCATACGAAGGAAGTCAGCATAGGTAGCGTGGGCTGCATAGTGGAAGAACTCTAGTGGAATATCAACTGAAGCGGTGGTGTATGGACCGGGCCATTCCTTCTTGTAGCCAACCCAAAATCCAAGGTTTCCTGTTGCGTTGTTAATGACTGTCGCGCCGTTGCTATCAACGAAGAAGTCGTATTCGTAGGACGGATTTGAGCCAAAAGGATTGGCGTTCCAGATACGGTTGTAGTCCGAAATGTCGTCAATGGCTGCAGGTGACACGGTGGCGGTGCCGCTATACGTCTCAACCCCTGTTCCAGATGCAAGGCTGTAAGTAAATGTGTCGTTACTTAGGTTGGTTGTTTCAATGCTTACAACTGTCTGGGTTCCATTGGGGCTAACCGTTCCAGTGAGCCCTGACACAACAACAGTCATACCAGCAACAAAACTGATAGAAGCCGTGCAAACGATTGTAACCGTTGTCCCGTTACGCGAAGCAGACGATGATGTTCTAACTCCAGCAACATGATCATATTCACGGGAAATTAAATTATTTGTAGCTGGCCTCACCTGTGCGCCCACGATGTAACGCGGCCATGTTGGGCTAAAGTCATACGCCTCATACAAGCGACGATTGGCCATTGCCAACACTTTCGATTGTTCAAGCACAGTGAACGCATCCACGCCCGAAAGAGCTTGGACAAGTGCTAGCAACTCGGAATATGACTTGTTTTTCATTAAACTCTATTAGGGGAAAGTTCAGGCATCTTCTTGTTGAAAAATCGCATGAAATCTTTGCTGTGAACCGTCTCGTATCCGTATTTCTTCACAAGCCGAAAATACTCACGTCCCGGCATAACACCTATGCACTTCCCTAGGCCGGGAATGCTCTTGTGGTTTTTCATCACAGAGGCTTGTGCGCGAGCTACGTTAGTGCGTTCAAACTCCGTTGCCTTTTCTTCCACAAGACTCTCTTTCACGATGTTGATAAGCTCGTTATCAATTTCTTCTTTGGAATAGGTTTTTGGTGTATTGATGATATTCATGCAAAACGAAATTGGCCACCCCAGTTAAGAGGTGGCCAAGTTTAACACAACTAAAAAGTTGGCTTAGGCGAGACTGACTAAGCGGAACTTAAACTTCACCTGACCAGCGGTGAGCTCGTTGAGCGAGTAATCCGTACCAGTCGAGACGTTGGGGGTGAACTTCAGATCAATGGTGTCGGCTGTGGTGTAAACCTTGCCGTTCTCATTGTCGATGTATGCACCCGTATCAGCAACGTAGGTGATTTCAGTCTGGTCAACGTGCAGAGCCGCAGTTGTCAGAAAGCCATCATCGTCCGTGCCGTCGCCAACAATGACGTTCAGCTCATCGCCGCCGCCGCTGTCATCGAACGCAGTCAACAGATAGGCCGAGACATCCGTAACCATAGTTCCAGCTGGAATGGCGTATGTGAATGTCTTGGTTGCGTTGTCAGCCAAAGTGCCAGCATTGGCAACCGAGAAGGCTGTGAAGTCGATAACAAGCTCGTCGGTCATCCCGAACGCGCTTTCATTTACTGTAAGTTTAGGCATATTGGTATTCCTTTCGTTGGATTATGTGAGGGCAGTGATCTTGCCGTGAGCACCGGGGTGTTTCACGATGAGAGTCAAGGCGCAGTCAACGTAGCCGCGTTCGCCACCACCAAGGTTGGGGAGACGGGTCGAGCCAGTTGGGATGAGTTCAGCAATGCCGTAATACTCGGGATTAACCAAGTAGCCGGTGTCCTTGTTGGTCGTATCTGGAGCGCAATCAGGATTCATGTTGACGATGGACACGATGCCGTGGTCGGACTCGTAGAGTTCAACCGACAGCTTGATCGAGGCTTCGCCGCCATCATAGCTAACTTTGCGAACCGAGTAGTCCGAGCTACCCGAGGTGCGAGCGAAGTCGCTGATAACGCGACGAAGCGATGTGTCAGCAACAAGCGTCAAACCGTTGCTCATGCCAGTAACGCGGAAGATGCTGGTGATGAGGTTATTGAAAACGGTTTCCGTGAAGGTAGTGCCGGAGCCCTGAATCGAACCCGCTGGGGTGCGATAGGCTGCTGGAACGTCTGCTGGACCTGCGCTATCAATCCAGTCGCCAAGACCACGAAGGCCGTATGGCGTGCCCGCGCCGTCCTCAATCGAACGGTCGTTGTTAGAGCAGAGAGTAGCCTCGATGTCGCGCTTGATTTCGCGAACCGATTTCGCCTCAGCTTGGGCAATCTTTGCTGGACCAACGCTGTCAACAGCGTTCTGCAAGTCGCTAACCATGTAGTCGCGGCGGAACTTTTGGATATAGTTACCGAGGCGAGCGCGGTTAGAGAATTTGTCCGTGAATGAGGTAACGTCTGCACCTTCTGCAACGCCCGTTGTGGTGGGGGTAGCAAGGCTATCCACAGTCCACTCAACGTAGGTAGCGGTAGCTTTGGATTTAGAGGCGGACGAAAGAACTGGTGTCTCCTCGGGAGCGAGGATCGTCAGAACGTCTGTGAGGTCTTCGCGGTTAGAAACAGCGGAACCGGTATTGGTTGTATCGTAGGTATTAGAAAAGGCCATATTATTAAAAGTTTACTTGCGTTTAGTTTTTTGAAGGGTGCGGAAGGCAATATAGTCGCCTATGCTTCCTGAGTCCATAAGGCGCGTTCTAGCGTCTTTCACGGCCTTTTCGCCCTTCACTACTGGCCGCTCATTGGGTGCGGCATATAGATCGGGACTACCGGGCGGATTGACCTTGTGACCGGGCTTATCAAGACTGATGAGTTTTCGGCCATACAACGAGTTAGCGGCGTGCGCCAACAGGTATGGGAGTTGCGGAGCAATTTCCGGCATCACATCCTCAATGTTTTTGAGGCGTGGGTCGGACATCATTGCTTGGTATTGGCGACGAACATCGTTGTCTTCTTGCGAAGACAGCCAATCCAACTCTCTTGTAGCTTGGTTCTGAAAGGCGAAACGTAGCGACTTGCGCTGTTCCTTGGCATTCAACTCTTTTTGCTGGGCAGGAAGATATTTGTCCCGTGCTTTTCTGGCACGACGCAAATGATCTTTTACCTCAGCTTTGGTAAGGTCTTTGCCATCCACACTGGCGGCAATATCCTCATATCCAAGAGTCTCAGCTTTATCAAGAACATCCTCAGCCCACTCAATTACTTCGTTAACTTGCTCAGATTGTTTACTGAGTTCGTCCGCAGTTTTGATGTGTTCGTAGGGGTTGTTCTCAACCTTTGGCTCAAGGGCGGTTTTATTGCTCTGCTGTTGGATATAGGACTCCATTTGCGCCATGCGTTCCTCAGCCATTTTTCGTTTGGCCGTAAGTTCCGCAATGCGTTTAAGCAGACCAGATTTACCCTTTTGAGCAAGCTCGGCAATGTCATCATTTGACAATTCCGTTAGGTCAAGTTGTGAAAGAACATCCTTGCCTTTGGCGTTGGTTGAATCCTGAGCTTCGCCACCTTCCTGTGGGTCTGGCGATTCAGTATCTCCCTCTTCCGCTGGCGCGGCCTTAATAGTGGGCTCTTCGACAATCTCTTGCTTCTGTGTTACAGGAGCCGGAGGCTTGGCTTTAAGCTCACCCAAACGACGAACAGCATATTCGTTCATCGTGATGTTAGACTTATCATTACTCACTGTTGGTTTATCGTCCCCAGCGGCGGACGGTGCGACATTAGACATATTATTGTTTTCCGCTGACTTTACGCCACAGCGATTGCGTGCTAGCATCATAGCAAGGTTTTTGTTTGCTATTTTACGGCTAGGCATAGAGAAACATTAAACGCCCTTGTAGCTCAGTGGTAGAGCACCAGTTTTGTAAACTGGCTGTCGTAGGTTCAATCCCTATCGGGGGCTCCATTATCTTCCCATCCGTCGTAGCTGGATGGTGTTGAAGCCACCAGCTACGAGGATTTCGTCGCATTGGAGAATACGTCCGCTAATCTGCTGAATCCTATCAGCACTTACGTCATGAAGTTGTTGAATGAGGGCTTCGCGTGTGTTGTGAATTTCTTCAAGAAAATCAACAAAGGTTTCGTTGTGCGAAAGATGTTCTAGTTTTTTAATGTCCATGAATTAGTATTGTTGTGGGCCGGGGGCCATACCTGCTGGAGCTTGTTGCATACCTTGTGTTTGCATTCCGCCCATTTCGGCGGGAGCTGTGCCAATGCGACCAATCTCAGCGTTCTGAGTTTGCTGCATTTGGAACTGGTATTGCTGGGCATACTTCTGGAAGCGTGCCGCAAATGCCTTATCCTGCTGTAAACGCTGCATAACGTCAGGCTGCTGGCTGTATTGCTGAAGAACCTGCATAGCAATTTGAGCACCATTAGGACGTGCGCCCACCTCAATGCCAGCGTAAATCTTAGACAAGTCATCTGTGACCTGTTTGACCACTTGCTCCTGAGCTTGCTCGCGTGGACGCAGGATAGCGTCCGCAATGACTGGATTGATGGCTGAGCCGCTAATTTCAAGCAAGGCATCAACGTCAATTCGGCCATTTCTATCAAGCTGCATCAATTGGACAAACTGACCGAGCTGTGTCTCCACGTTGTCTGGGTCATTATGCAGAACGTCGTAGTTAATGATGATGTCAAAGTTCTCGTTAGGGTCGCCCTTGCTAAACTTCTGTGGGTCGGAAACGCCTGTTACGCGAAAGAACACTTGATCTGGTCCAAACCGTTGATAGCACTTGTATGACAGGCGTAGAACATCCTTAACGTGAGTCAGGAACTTATCCACAAAATACTGCTGTTGAATTGTGGACAATGGACTACCAACATCCAAACCAATTAGCTTGTCGGCTTGCGTAAGCAGGGTGTTTTCCATTTCCACCGAGCCGGGATTGTATTGTGGCGTTGGGCCGTAACGAATTTCCCCTTGGCGACGATAGGGCAGGAGGCCACCGGGACGAATATCGCTAGGCGGGAAGCCCATTGGATGCTCAATCCACGGAAGAGTAGCAAGCGAGTTGCGGTCCGTGCGGCTATCGCGCTCTACTTTTGTTTGCCACTGGATGCCCTTGAGCAAATCAGCAAAACTTTGAAGGTCGTAGAGACGTTTGTTGTCCTCGCTAATCTTTGTTACGACAAACGGGTAGTCTTCGTAGCCATTCAGAAGCTCATGCTTTGCACAATCCTCTACATTTTGCTTACCAATTACGTTTCTATGGAAAACGGTGCAATAAATACCCTCCGCGTTGTCCTCATCGACTAGGCGTTGGTAGCAATAAATCACTTCAAACAACTCACTGGCGTCATACGTCGTGGATTTGTAGGTGAAATTAGTGTTGTTGTTATTGTTGTTGATTGGATCGCCTTCTTCGCCGCAATTCTCAATCACATAATCAACCCAACTCTCATCCCAGCCCTCTGTTGCAATTTTATTTTTAAGCTGCTGGGCACTCATCAACACGCGCCAGAAGCAATAGGGAACTTTCTGTGGGTCGGTGGTGTAAGACGGAAATAAAACATCTCCATCTGGAGCAATGGCCTGAACCATTGGGCAATCTACGCTGCGCCGAATGATGGGGAACTCTGCGTTGCCAGTCTTACGCAAATCGTTTAGGGCACGTTTGGCTTTCTTGTCGGTCATTCCATTGAATTGACCTTTCAAAAGCTCAACCAGTTGGTCGTCAGATTTTTTCTCCAAGATGGCCTTAACCAAATCGGGACTAACCTGTTGGAGCTGATCTAGTGTGAGCTTCTGTTTGAAGATGCGGTCTTCCTTTTGCCAGCCCACATAGGTAATCATGATGCCACGCTCAAGAAGATAGTTGGCCCCAAGCTCCATCTGCCGTTTAAACTGAGGAATGTAATTAGCCACCATCCACTTTAGGAACGCACTTGTAACGCGGGCGCGGCCAATGTCGCCAGACTCAACCGGATAGGCGCGAATGTTAGCGCGGTTAAGCGAAGACATGAACATTGCCACATAGCGATTGATGCGCTCGTTAATGACATGAGCCTCCTGATCGGATGCACCCTTCCAAGGGAAGGCATCACTTCCGCCCTTGCGTAAGTCTTCGGACTTCCCCGCCCACAAGTTGCGCCGATTGTCATAAGCGTCAGCACACTGGTCAAAATAGAAATTGAGATCAGTGGTAGTGCGTTCATACGCATTACGGATAGCCATAACATTTGGCTTATCCTGAACGTAAATAAGTGCTTCTTGATTATCGTTTTCCATTTAGATTTTGTCCAATAGCGCGAATGATGCGATAGGCTGCACCCTTATCAATTGCTACCTTGTCCGCTAGGACAGCAGCTTCAATTGGTTGGTATTCAGCGTGAAGTGTTCGTTGAAGAATTTCAAAACCCAAAAGACGATCTATCTGTTCGTCCTGCCACTTGCGGTCCAATGTAATATCAATCTCCAAGCATTTCATGGCGATAGGTAGTTCCACCGGATGAGTCTGTAATTGCGTCAACATTTATTCGTTTGCCCAACAGCTTACCACGGAGTTTGCGAGGGATTGCAACAGGCACCTTGCCTTCATGCCCCTCTAGCTTTGCGTAAACCCATCGTGGATTGCGGGCTTCCATCAACACTGTTGCCTTAATTTTGTTTGGAACAGCAAGCGGAGCCTCAAGCGATAGCTCAATTAACTCTACGGCTTCTTCAGTGAGGTAGGTGTTCTTTCCGTAGCCTGAGTAGTGCAACCCCTCTTTTAACTTGGCCGCTTTAATTTTAAGCAGCTCATTAACTGTCTTGCCCAGCTTGTCGGCCAGCGTAATAATTTTTACTTTAGCCATTAGTATCCGCTCCTTCGTTTTGGTTGTTGTATTGTCTTATCCATCCAGCGTATGCCGTCAATGCACGCATAGCGGATGACGTCTATCGGGTCTTTCCATGCTTCATCTGTGCCGCCGTCGCCAGTGTATTCCTGAAGGGCGGTGATAATGTTCTGGCAATTCTCTGAAACATAAAAGTGGGGTCGGTTGATGCTATCAATCTTGGCCTTACGATTGTATGCCATCTTACTCTGGATAGCCTGAATGCCGTCCTCAATGTCCAAGCCGGGAGCAGCGTTAAACGTAAGTCCATTGTCCGCAAGGTCTTCGATGATAGAACTCGCGCCGTTCTGTGATTGATACTTGGCTGCACCTAGGCGCGGGTCAATGAGCCGGTCTAGTATGTCCTCCTTGTCGTCTGACTCTAGTTGGACAATTAGGTCAACGTAGTTCTTAATGCCATAGCCCAGTCCCTTGCTGCCGTCTCCACCCGCCCATTTACCGCCGTGCCACTTGGCCCAGTCTCCCACATTGCAGTCGGGCCACTCACGATAGACGTAGTAGGTCTCGCTTTCGTCCACGGCTATCCAGCACATGAACCAGTTCTTCCTTCCGGCGGGGTCTAGCACCATGTAGCGCGTTACGTTATCACGCGGTATCTTGTCATGGGGTATAACATTAACCTCCCTAGAAAACATAGGGAACCTAGTGGATGCACTCTTGGTTGGAACCCCGTAGGCTCTGGTTAAGACTTCTTCTTCGCCCCTACCTTGTAAGTCCTGAGCAATGCGATCATAACCACCAAACGGATTGTCCTTTGAATGGAAATAGATAATCGCACTGTTTCCGTTTGCAGCGTGTTGTATAAACGGCACTGGTCGGTCGTTAAGTAACTCTGCCAGCTTTGTCTCAACAGTCTTTGCTTTCTCAAGGTAGTCTCGCACCACCTCCGTGTAACCGTCAATCGGAGTGAACGTAACAATGATTTTGGCATTCCGGGTAGCCAATCGAAAACGCAGAGTGCGTAGTAGCTCAGGGCCAATGAGATATTCATCACACCAAGCGCCAAGATTGAGCCACACCGGCTCACGGCTACCCAACTCCGCACCTTCCAGAATAGTATCGTTGTTAAGAAATTGAGCATAGGTTTTAAAAATGATGTGGCTCTTAGTCCCCGGCAGGATTAGACTACTCTTTGAGAACCCGTTCTTCCGCGTGTAGCTAATGTTCTCTTCCGCACTAAGTGTTTTCTTTCTAAGCTCTTCAGGGAGTGCATCGTAGATGGCGCATTGTTGTTGGCGAATTGACACATCTGCGTTCTGCGCGAAGCACATTATGACGCTACCGGGATTGTCCATTGCAGCCTTAACTACCGCTGTTGCTGCCCAAGTCGTCTTAGACGATCTATTGCCGCCGCTCACAAGTAGTTCATTGAAAGACTCTAACAACTCCTCTGCCTTCTTCCAATGAGGGAGCTTAAACCCATACCTGTAGGGATCGCGCACACTATTCTCTATCGCCTGATGATAGATGTCGTAGAGAGAAGCCAAAGCTTCCGGCTGCATTTGCGCCATCTCCTCATTGGTTGGTGGCGCGAGAATAGCGTGTTTCCTCCAAATCATATGCTAATAGCCTCCTTCTGAAGCGCCGCCCTAGCATCCGCTATGGCCTTCATAGCATCCTCCAAGCTAGGCTTCCCGGCCTTATGCTCTACCACAACCTTGTTCTCCCCTAGAGCCTGCATACCCTTATCCACGGCTATCCCATAGGAAAGAACCAAGTCCCTTATGTTCACCTTAGCCAAAGCATCTGGGTTGTTCGCCAGCATCTCCAGCTTCTGTTTAGCCAACAACCTTAGTCCCTCTGCCATCTCAAACCCATCCGCAGCTAACTGCTTGCGCCTCACATCAATAGCCATCTCATGCCGCGCCTTCACCTTACTAATCTGATTAAACGTAAAGCCAGTAGCTTCTGCGATCTCCTCCCAAGTATTCCCTTCCGCTAGTTGCTCTAAGCACAGCATCGCCTTCTTGGGCTCCCTTGCCTCTAGGGTGCGGCAATCACTGTCCACTAGGGAAGCCAACAGGACAGGACTGATATTTTCGCCATTCATACAACTACGTTATAACTACTTGAAAGAATCTAGACATAGAAAGCCAAACAAAAACAATGAAAAAAAGTCTTTCATCGTTATTCTCTCGCTTGCGTATGGATTGTAACCAGCCCCAGAAATTTCTGTCAAGCCATTTGTTTCTCTCATTTTTAAAAGGTTGGTTGTTAACAAGCTCCTCCTTTTAGGAAGTCCCTTTCAATTATTTTTTTATGGGGGCGTTCTTACCAATTAAAATTTACCCTACCCCCCCAAGCGCGATCCTTACAGGTATGGGTTCAAGCTCCCCCATTGGAAGAAGGCAGAGGAGTTGTTAGAGTCTTTCAATGAACTACTTGT